GTACTAGTGAATCCAACTTTTCCTGTTGGTGTTTGACTTGTTGGACTTATAACAATTCTTTGTGAAACGAAACTTACAAAATATCCTCGTGTAAAGACAACACCCTCTTGTATAGATGCTAATGATCCTTTTCCTGTTGCATTAGACGATTTAACTGTTTGACTGACATTTTCAAGACCGGTTAAAACATTGTCAACGTAAACTTCGTATTTTAATGATTCACTACCAACAAAAGTATTAGAAGAAACACCAGAAGATATGTAATTGATCATTAGTATATCTTCTGTTTCATCCCACTCATCCTTATATGCAACAGCACTAACATATGCACGAATGCCAGAAGTTTGACCTATAATAATTTTTCCAACTAGAGTGCTTAAATCTGTGTTTGTAACTGCATCTGTCAATCTGATCGTATCAACATTTGTGTCTAAAACAAACTGTCCGCCTAAAACAAGACTACCTTCTTTGAAAATGTGTTTACCAAATCTATCAACTTGTTTTTGTAGAGCCGTTTGTAACTGTGTCAATTCCCTTGCTTGAACTGCATAGCCAGGCTTAAACAAAAATCTATAAAAGTTTTTTGTTTCATCAAAATCGTCATAATAGGGATTTGTATTGAAATTAATTGACATATTTGTTTAACCTTAGAAATTAATTATAAATTTTAGTTCTTCTATTTGCTCAGGTGCTCTTTCTATACCATCAACATTATTAACGTAAAGTATATCACCAGTATATCTTTGTAGTGAAGTATTAGCATAAGAAATAACTGGTCTTGAAACTGTGCTGCCTTTTAGTACAGCACCAATTTGTAAAATACCCGTAGTGTTTGACAATCTGATAATGTTATTAGATTGTGATACGACCAAACCTTTAAATGTAGATGATGAAAGACTAGAACCTTGATATACAAATTCGTTTTGAGTATAATCTGTTCCTGCTGTAACCGTAACATCTAAAGTTTGGCTTATAGCTGAATTTGCCAAAGAATACGTTAAATCTACATTACTACCGTATTTATGTGGGTTCATTATAATACCATACTGTCTATAAGTTATATCATCAGGTATTATTCCACCCTCTGTAGAGTCACCTTCCGAACCAATATCACGAACTATTAATAAATCTTTGGAGTATAATTCTAGTGCTGGTGAATAACCGTGTCCTTGTTTACTGGATACTACGGCTCTTGCTGATGCAGAATTTGAAGTACCGTAAATAATTACATTTGCATATGAATAATTCAATCCCCAAGTTACGATATCTATTTTATCTATATAATCATCAACCAATTCTGCATCTGCGGTCGCACCTTGACCATCGCCTTCTAGCACAACTCTTGTTGTAGTTGTATAAGAAGTTCCAGTATTACTTGTTGGTGATGATATGTAAATTCTATTTAATAATTCATCAATAGATGTGATATGAGTTCCAGAAGTAATTCCATTACCTACAACATACATCCCAATAGCAACGTTTGAAAAATCTGTTACGGTTAAATATGAAATATTATTAGAATATCCGTGATCATGTACTTTATGATAATATCCTGAGCCTGATTGTTCGACCACAACAACATTTATAGTACCGACAGACAAACTACTTAAATTTGTGGAATATTCAGAAGCAACAGATGCAACATCTATAGAGAATGGGACTGGGATCCAATTATTTGCTAAAAATCTACTGGTATCCGGAACGTTATACATATATTTCCAAGTATAACCATCGGCTGTTGATACGAAGCCGTCCAATGGAGATCCAGTTGGTTCTACAGTAGATAACGCTGAATTGTTATTAGACAAGCACTTATAAACATTGCCCTCACTATTATAAACATAAAATGGAGCGATAGTATTTGCAGAGTCCGCAGTTATTAATTGAGAAATTCTAATCGTATCATCATACTGTTTGTATTTTACATTAGTAATCCAAGTTTTCTTTGGTATAACCAATTCAACGTCACCAGGTTGAATTTCCAACAAACAAATCATATTATCCCATATCGTTCTTTCATCTTTATCGATATTCTTAATCTGATTAGCGCCGTTCGCAAATTCATTTGATCTTCCTATGAAAACCAATCCAATATTTAAATCATTAGGAACGGCAAAGGTGTTTTTAAACGTATTGATTGCATACGTTTTTAATGTATCTGAAGTATAATTGGTTGCCATATTTTATTAAAATTTATGTTTGATCCGCTGTTAAGGATGTAGTGTCAACAGTAACTGCTGTACTATCAGCACTAATGGAAGCCGTTAATAAATCCTCAGGGTTTTCTATATTTATATTTAAAATGGAAGAACATTCCACTTCGGGTGCTGCGTATTTTGAATAGTTTACTAATCCCGCAGGATGTAATAAATTTTTTACTATTTCTTTATAT